ACTACGCGCAAGCCCTGGCCGCGATGCGCCTCGCCGAGCGCGAGCTCGCGCAAAGGCGGGCGGCGTACGTCGAGTACATCGGCGAGCTCGCGGACGTCGTGCAGAGCGAGGAGGTGAAGCCGTGAGCGCCGCGAAACCCGCGCAGATGACCCTCCCTGCTCTGCGGGCGCACTGCAAGGCGCTCGAGGACTGTCTCGCGCGCGCCAACAAAGACCTTCGCGCGGCGAAGAAAGACCTGAAGCACCGCAACGAGCAAGTCACCTTCCACGCCGACCACGCACGAAAGAACGCAGAAGACGCCCAGGCGATACGCGAGGCCCTCCGCTCCGTTCTCTCGGCTCTCAGCGCGGGGCACGTCGAAGGTGCCGCGCAAATCATTGCGGAATGGGTGATGCGATGATCTACCTCGGAGCTGCAGCAGCAGTGATCCTCGTCGCCCTCGAGCTCTGGAGCGTCCACCGGTGGAACGCCGCCATGAAGCGCGTCGAGCTCGCGCCGAAGTCCTTCGATCTCCTCGCCGCTAAGGTCGACGAGGCCGAGGCGCGGAGGGCGCCGAAGGAGGACGCGTGAGCGGCCGGCGCTACCGGATCTCGGCCGATGGGCGCGACCGGCATCAGAGCTTCCAGAAGGGCGCCGTCTGCCCGATGTGCGAGGGCCGGAAGAAGCTGATGGCGCGCACGCCGCAAGGCTTCGAGTCGGTGACGTGCCCGCAATGCGAGGGACGCGGGCTCGTCGTGAAGGGGAAGCGATGAGGCTCGTCGCCGCACCGGTCCCGGTCGCCAATCCGTGCGGGTACTGCGGTCGCGAGCGCTCACGCGGACCCGCGGCGAAGTATTGTTCCTTCGACTGCAAGGTCGCGGCGCAGATGGAGCGCAGGCGGCAGCAGGATCCTCCCGGGCAGTTGAAGAAGGTCTCTTGCCGCGTATGCGGCCGCACCTTCGAGGCCAAGAGAATCAACAAGTCGGTCTGCAGCGACCCGTGCCGGCGCTTGTGGACCGAGGAAGTGGCGCGCAATCGCGTCCTGAGGCTGCATGCACAACCCGCTCTTGCCGCTCCCGAAGGTGAAGCTGTCGCCCATCGAGAAGTCCGCTCGCCGCGCCTACAACGCGTGGAGGAAGTGGTTCGAGAGCTCGTTCAGCCCAGACCACGAAGTCCGGCGCAACCCGCTCCTATGGCACGACCTCGTGAAGTCGCGCCAGGCCCTCTGGATTCGCGTCGCCCGGGCAGCGCTGGGCGCAGGCCCAGCAAAGATGGCTGCGGCGAAAAGGCCACGATCTACTTCGCCGGCGTCGACGAGATGCGACAGGAAGCGCACCGGCTAGACCGTTCACTCTCTTGGGTCTTTCGCCGCGTGTGGAAGCACGCGAAGAAGCGCATACGCGAGATCCCTGGCATCTAGGCTGCCGCTGGGAGCACGGGCCGAGCGAGCGCCGTCCACGTCGCCACGCCAACAACGCCGTCCACAACCAGCCCCCGTGAGTGCTGGAAGCTCTTCACCGCCGCCGTCGTCTTTGCGCCCGGTACGCCGTCCACCGGCCCCGGGTCGAAGCCGTGCTGCGTGAGGGCGGCCTGCACCTGGCGCACGTCGCCGACGTCCTGCGGCCCCGTGTCCGCGTGGTCGTTGTGGTACTCGACCTCGATGAGTCCCCGCCGGGCTCGCGCCCGCTGCACGCCCTCGAGGAAGACCGCGAAGGGGCCACGCGCTCGGCGCGTGATGGCGTCGACGAGAAAGAGCTCGACCTCGGCGACGAGGATCTTCCCGTCCCGGTTGCGGTCCAAGGCGCGCCAGTTCTGCTCGTAGACCTTCGGGCGTCGGCCCTGGCCGGCGAGGACGAAGCTCTCGTTTTTGCCGTACGGGAGATCGGCTGGGAGAAAATTCGCGAGGTACATCTGCGCGCGCGAAGCCCACTTGGCGAGCCCGAAGCGCCGCCGCCAGTAGGCGAAGTACTTGTACGCGAAGTCGAGCTGCACGCTCACGGGCGCGTGTGAGAAGTCGCCGCGGGCGGCCTCGTACGCCGGGAGACCGGACTCCCATCCGAGGGTCTGGAGCACGGGCGGCATCATCTGCGTGAGGCCCTCGGCGCCGCTCCCTTCCTGGTTGGGAATGTTGGTGCGGAACTCGCTCTCGGCGCCGATGACCGTGCCGAGCATGATGGGCGCAAACCCTCCGGCCTCGCTCTCCACGAGGAGCCGGTCGTAGTCAGCTTCGCGCCACCCGTTCGCGTCCACGTTCTGCATGGCACTCCACTCCTCGAGTTGGTCGCCGACGACGATCACAGCTTCGGCGGCGCGATTGAATCCTTCGCCTTCCGCTCGCCCTTCTGAAGGTGCTGCCAGGCGAGCGTGACAGCGCCCAGGAGCGCTGAGACGAGCCCCACGACGGTGAAGGCGTCGGCTTGCACCTTGCTCAAGATCCATCCGACGAAGAACATCGCAGCGAGGAAGGCCGCGAGCGCCCGGTTCTCTTTTCGTAAGTAGGTCTGGCCGACGATCTGCTTCGAGAGATCCATGCGGAGCTGCTCGACCTTCATCTCGACGCCGACCTCGATGTTGTGATGGCTCTCCCGCAGCGAGAGCTCGCTCTCGCGCATGATCCTCCCGATGATCTGCCCTTGCCGCTCGAGCTCCGTGGCGGAGGCGCCGATGAGTCGGTCGTGGGCCACGTACTTCTCTTCGAGAGCAGAGATGCGCTCTGCGAGCGGTGCGTCCAACGGGGCCATCAGACCTTGTCGAGCTCCGTGACGCCGGCGAAGGCATCCCATTGCGCGTCGACGGCGAGCTCGATATCGGGATCCAGGCTCGCGGGCGTGATGGTGCCACCGGAGCAGATCGAGAGCGCCCATTGCGGCACGAGGCTCTCTCCGCCGTTCTTCACCCGAAAGGCGAGGGCCTGGCGCTTCGAGTACCAAGCGTCCGCCTTGCCCACGTTGCTCTCTGAAGCAACGTCCTGCGCTGCCTTGTAGATGGCGGTGGTTACGCGCTGTTGAAAGGCATTGTCCTTCGCGTTTGCGTAGCTCTCTTCGAACGTAGTCATGGGTCGCTCCTTAGAGGCCGTAACGGTCTCGGCAGTAGTTGTTCCAGCGCGTAAGCACGGTGTCGGAGACGCGCGTCTTCGCGGTCCAGGCCTCGGCGATCTGGCCGTTGAAGTAGTTGCCGCCCAGGTTGCTGCCGATGGCGAGGGTTTGCGTGGAAATGTTGGGCGAAAGCGTCGTCGTGGTCGCTAGTGCACCGCCGTTAATGCTCAATTCTGCTGAATTCAGTGCAACGCTCCGTCTCCAAAAACATTGCTGCGTCGCCGTGGCAGCTACCGCTGTATTCGTGACCCACGATCGATTCGATGCATCGCCCGTGACCCCATACATCGCCGGCGCGTTCGCCAAAACGATTGTGAAGTACCCGGTCGCACTCAGGCCAATCAACGAAGCGTTGTTATAAACGTTGACCGGCGGGATCCCGTTGGTGGGAATGGTGTCGGCTCGGTAAACGACGCCCGTCGACCATGCTGCGTTCGCGAGAATGTTGGGTGAAGCCGCGATCGTTCCCAACAAAGTGTCGGCGGTGCCATCAAAGTCGATGCTGGGGCGCCCGTTGAAGTTGGGGTCGCTCGTGATGAGGGCCGGCTGCTTGGTGCTGGTTGCCTGAACGACGTGGTAGCCATTGCCGCTCTGGTCGTCCCATTGGGTCACGGCGGAGCCCGAGGTTGTAACCACGTCGGCGCGAAACCAGGTCGACAGCGTCGGAATGTCGAGAATGCCCCAGTTCGCGACCGTAAGATTCTGCGCGCTCGACGACGTCGCGCCATCGACGACCGTGATGGCCTTCGTACCGTTCGTATAGAGGACCGACGCGGTCACGGTGGCGCGCACCTGCGTCACCGAGTCGAAGATGGTCACGAGCGATGTCGTGCCGGCCTTGACCACGCATGTCGCCGTGAAGTTCGAGCCGGTGCACGTGATGGTGAACGCATCGTCGTAGCGCGTCGCCGTGTTGGGCGAGACGCTCGTGAGGTTCGGCCCGACGCCCGGAACGTAGGGCGCAATGTCGAGGCGCACTGGACCCGAGATGCCGTTGACATTCGCGACCGTCACGTTCTTTCGGCCGGAGGTCGCGAGCACGGCGGCCGTCACGGATGCCGTGAGCGTGGTCGCATTGACGAACGTGGTCGCGAGCACGAAGCCATCGATGTTGACGAAGTCGCCGGATGTAAAACCCGTGCCCGTGACGGTGATCGTGAACGGCAGATCGAACTGAGTCGCGGTATTCGGCGAGCAGGACGTGGGAACGGCCAGCGTGCCGAGGGTGCCGAAGGTTGTGCCGTAGAGTGACGAGAGGACGTTGTCGATCTGGCTCTTGTGCGTGTAACTCAGGTCACTGTCGGTGATGAGCACGCAGCCGAGAAAGCCGGTGAACGCGCCTGAGGCCGCCAAGCGCCGGCCCACGAGGATGTTATTCGGCGTGAACGCCGCCGGATTCGTTCCGTGTACAGCCGAGAGCTCCGCGCCCCTGTTCGTCCGTGCGTAAAGCGAGCCGGCCGTCTTCCGCTGGCGGAAGATCCACGTTGCGCCGACGTCCCACGTGAACGTGGAATTGACGGCGGTCGCGGTGCCCGAGGAATCGAGCGCTTGAAGGAGGTTCGTGTCGAGCGCGGCCGCCAATACATATTGGCCGTTGTCGCATCCGATGGGCGTAGGGTTCGCCGCCGATTGGCTCGCCGCCGTGGCGCCGCCGACGACCCAGATGTTGTAGGAGAGCTTTTGGATGAGCCCATCGGGACCCGAGACGAGCCACGGAATGCCGCTGACAAAATCGGGCCGGCTGCCCGTAAAGAAGGCCCCGGGTTGCCCATTGAAACCGCCCACGCTGGGCATGATGAGGGGCCGATTGCCGCTCGCGGACTGCGTGAGGTGATGGCCGTAGGAGGATAGGTCGTTCCACGACGACGCGCGGCCAGTGCCGTCGTCCATGAGGCTTGTGCCATCGAGCCAGAGGCGAAGCGGCGTCCCGATATCGCCGAAGGTCCACGCGGTGACGTCGAAGGGAAGCGTGTTGGTGTTGAACCCAGTCGCCGTGCGCACGCCAACTTGCGCGGTCCCCACAATGGCCAAGAGCGCCGACGTGACGGTTGCCCGGAGCGTGGTCGCATTGACGAACGTGGTCGTCAGCGGCGTCGCGCCCCACATGACTGCGTCCGTCGAAAGGAAGCTCGTCCCGGTCACCGTCAGGGAGAACGCGTCGAAGCCACGAACGCGCGACACCGAGTCGAGGCTCACGACCGATGGGGCCGAGACCTGCACATTCAAGGTCGCGCTCGTTCCGCCGCCGCCGCCGATGGTGGGGTTCGTGATCTTGATGGCCTTGGTGCCGGGCGAGCTCGTTACGGCTGCCGGCACGGTCACGACGACGTGGGTCGCGTCCGTGTAGGTCGTCGTGACGGGCACGTTGTCGACGAAGCCCTGCGATCCGCCATCGGGCCAATCGGAAGCCCTGTAGAACTTCGTGCCCGCCGTCGCGCCGGTCACCGTCAGGCCGAAGTCGCCAGAGTCGATGGGAATGACGGCTACCGAAAGTGCCGTGGCCGACGGCGCCCGATAGCGCGCCTGAAAGAGCTTCGAGCCGCTGGCGCCGCCGCCGGGCTCAGGGTTCGAGAGGGTGATGGCGTGGTCACCCGCGCCGTCGACAACAGTAACGGGTACCGTGATGATGATGGTCGTGGGGCTGCCGTACGTCGAAGCCACCGGGTCCCCATCGACCGCGGCCTCGGTGCCCGGGTTGTAAATTCCCGTCCCGGTGCCGGACACTGGCACGGCACCCTCGCCCAGAAACCCGAAGGCGGGCGTCACGGTCGCGAGAGTCGGGACGGGGAAGCTCACGGGCCACGACACCGTGTTTGACCCATGGCCAAGAGCGTCGAAGACACGGATGCTCTTGAATCCGGGGACGGCCGTGATGCCCGCAGCGACGGTGCACTGCAGGAGGAACGCAGAGACATAGGTCGTCGTCTGCGCCACGCCATCGATGTAGATGATGGCCGAAGGCGGGAAGCCGACGCCGTTCACGCTAATGGTCGTGGCGCCCGCGCCCGCGAGCACGCCGCTGGGCACGATGCTCAAGATGCGAAACGCGAGCTTCGTGCTCACGTTGCGCCGAATCGAGCTGCGCCGACGTCCAAACGAGCGCATTAGGACTGCTTTCCGCCGTTGATGTTGCGGCTCGAGAACTGGACGGCGAGCGTTTGCGCGGCGGTGCCGATGACGTCGAGCTTCGTCCTCGAGGAGTCGATCCAGAAGTCCTCGACCTTTCCGTCCTCGATCTTGATGCCATTGCTGCCGTTGCCCGTGGTCGTGCCGGGAACGGTGGCCGTCCCGCGCACGCGACGGACATAGAGGTCACCGCCGCGCGATTGGAGCGAGACCCACGCGCCGCCGCGCTTCAGGCGGTTTTTTGTGACGTACTCTTGGGAGGGCTGCTCACCGCTTAGACCCCATTCGGCGTTGAGGTCGATGAGGCTCGCCGCGGTCGTGACGGCGACGGCCGTCACCGCGGCATAGCCGTCGTCGGTCGGAAGGAGGCGTTCAAAGGCGCTGCGCTGCGGGATGTTCTCTTCCACGGGTCTGTCCTTTCAGGCCGAGCGCATCTCGCGCTGTTCGATCATCTCGGAGGGGGCTCCCATGTTCGGGAGGTTCAAGGGCTTCGCCGAGAGCTTCTGGCCCTGCGGGGGCGGCGCTCCGCCCGGGGGTCCGCCTTGCTGCGGCTGGTCCTGCGGGAGCGGATCGTTGGTCGCCTGCATCGCGTGGATGAACGAGCCCGTGAGCGTCCGGCTCGTCGGCGCATCGAAGAGGATGGCGAGCTGCACCTGCTGCTGGTACGGCGCCGGCCCGAGCTTCGGGTCCCGCCGCGAGAACGCGGTCAGGATGCTTTGCCGCGTCGCCGCGAAGATGTTCGGCCACGCCACGCGGAGGGCGTCGGCCTCGTCGAGGCTGAGCGTGCCTTGCTCGAGGTGCGCCATGGCTACGCGCGGGTCGTCGGCGACGGCCATGGCGCGCATGAAGCGCACTTGCCCGGCCGAGAGCTCGCGCGGGCGTGCGGCGCGAGCAAGGGGCGTCAAGGAATACGGGTCGACGTCCGCCGGCGGGAGCTTCGAGGCCATGTAGTCGACGACAGCGTGCGCGCGGTTGGCGATCGCGAAGCCGAGCTCGGGGGCGGCCGCCATGACGCCGCCGAAGTGCTTCTCGAGGCTCTGCGTGACGAGGCCGGGCGAGTCCTTCATGGCCTCGAGCTCCTTCCGGCGCTTCTCGTAGGCCTCGTAGGTGAGGTAGCCCCGGAGGAGCCCGACCCGGCGCGTATCGGACGCCATCTTGAGGCCCGTGCCCGTCGCCGTCGCGAGCTGCGTGGCGACCCGCCCGATGCTCGCCTTCATCTCCTGCGAGCGCTGGGCGACCTCGCCGATGACCTCGCTCCGGCGAAGCGCGGTCACTGCATCCTGCACCTGCGTGATGGCGCCTTCGGCGAAGGGCTGCGCGCGTTCGGCAAGGGCTTTGACGCCCGGGAGGGCCTTGCCCGCGGCCTCGCCCACGTCCATGCCGGCCTTCTTCGCCGCCTGCACGAGAGACCTCGACTCGGCGAGGTTGTGAAGGAAGACCGCCGCCGCACCGGAGCCCCGCTCGCGGGCGAGCTTGTTGGCCATGGCGAGGCCTGCGCCCCCGATGGCGCCGCCGCCCGCCATGCCGCCCACAAAGGCGAGGTAGTCGGTGGCGCCGATGCTCCGGTTCGCACCGCCGCGCGAGATGGCGTCGTCGGTCGCGTCCTGCGCAATGCGGAGGGCCTGGTAGTCCCGGTTCAGGGAGTCGTAGGCCTTCGCGTCGACGCGTCCCTCTTTGATGAGCGCTTCCCGCTCGAGATCCTTCAGGCCGCCGCGGATGTCGCGCAGGTGGCCGACGCGCATGTTCGGGTCGAGGCTCTTCGACTCGCGGAAGACGAGGTCCTGAAGGGCTTGCCGCTGGCGTACGAGCTCTTGGATCGGCACTTCCTTCCCGATGAGCAAGGGGCCGGGCATCCCGTCGGGAAGGATCTTCCGGGCGCCGAGCTCGCGGTACAGGCTCTCCCGGTACGTCTCGAGGCTACCCAGGATGTTCTCGAAGCCCGCCTTGCCGCGGACGTTGGCGATCTCCTTCTCGAGCGCTTCGGCAATCGAGCCGACCTTGATGCTGGCGGCCGAGTCCCGCGTGAGCGCGCCGATGGCTTGGCCCTTCTGCTCGAGGACATTGCCAATCTTCTCGCCGACCTGCTCGAGCGGCATGGCGTTGTCGAGCACGCCGGCCTTCACGTCGATGACGCCCGTGTCCTTCAGGACGCGCCCGACGCCCTCCCAACCCGCGGGCTCGCCGTTGGGCCCGGGCTTGAGGCGCGCGTTCGCCTCGTCGACGAACTTCTTCCGCGCGTAGGTCGAGCGAGCCGCCTGCTCGTCCGACATCGCCATGATCTTCGCCGGGTCCAGGTGCTCGCTCACGGCAGCATCGGCCCGGGAGAGAAGGCTCTTCGGGTCGTTGATGTCGACCGCGTTCTTCGCAAACTCGACGCCCTCCTTCGCGAGCGCGCTGCCTCGCTGGAAAAGGCCTTCGCCCGCCTCACGGAGCGCCGGCACGGCCCCTTCCGCGATGCGCGAGAGGCCCGAGGCCGCGCTCTTCGCGCCCCGAATGACCTCGCCGGCGCCGAGGAACGGAGCCGAGGAGAGGGACCCAAGCGCGCCGCCGACGAGGCCCGCGCCGCCCATGCTGGCGAGCAGTTCCTCGGCCGTGAGGTCTTTGTCCTCGAGGACGCTTTCCGAGAGGGCAGAGCCCGCGCCGTAGACAGCGCCCTCGGCCGCCCCGGAGATGCCGGCCTTCGCGAGGCCGGTGCCGAGACGACCGAGAACGCCTTGCTCGACGCCGCCCGTAATGACCCGCTCGAGCCCACGACCCGCGAGCTCGCCGAGGCCCGAGGCGGCCCGCACGGGGGCGCCAGCAACCCGCAAGGCGCTGCCCGCGATGGCGCCGAGGCCCCGCTCAGCGACGGCGCCTGCACCCGCGACGCCGGCCTCTGCGGCGCCTGCGGTGCCGCCCGAGGCGAGCATGGGCGCGATGTTGCCCACGAGCTCGGTGCCCGTGGAGAGGAGGGGATGGGCCTGCTCGAGGCCCCGGAGGACCCGACCGGTCTTCCCCTTCTCGACGCCGAAGGCCTCGGCGCCCTTCGCGATGCCGTAGTCCGAGAGGCCGAGGGTCAGGCCGCGGGCGAGGCCTGCGCCGCCGGCGGCGAGGGGAGCGGCCGCGCCGAGGGCATCGCGCGCTTCAGCCTCGGCGTCGGCGGTCTCCTTTTGGTGCGTGGTCGCGACCTGGGCGCCGCTCTTCAGGGCATCGGGAAGGCCGCTCTGCGGGACCGTGCCATACTGCCCGTCCCGAGTGACGATGGGGACGCGCGGCTCCGCCGACGGCGCCTCGGGAGGCGTCGCAGCCGGCGAGGGCGGCGGCGGGGCAGGGGGCAGCGGCTCGGGCACTTACTGGCCTCCGCCCGGGATGAAGCCCGAGGGCTGCTCGGCCTGGTAGCTCGGTGCCGCCGAGCCTTGGCGCCGCTGGTACTCCGCTGCGGCCTTCGGCGAGGCGCCCCGGAGGATCGTGACCTTCGCCTCCTGGAGCGCTTCGAGGGCGTTGGAGAGGGCCCGCCGGCGGTCCTCGGGGGTGCCTGCGTTCGAGAGGGCCTGGTCGAGCCGGGTCATCTCGTTCTCGTTGATGGCCGCGCCCGAGAGTTCGTGCAGGATCTGGTTCTTCGCGTTCGCGAAGTCCTGCTGCGAGGCCGCCGCCTTGTCGCCGGCGAGGACCTTGTAGACGAGGGGGAAGGACTGGGCGAACGAGTTGGAGATGGGATTCGTGTTCGTGAGCGTCGCGCCCGCGTCGAGGCTCGAGAGTGCCCGGCGCCCAGCGGCCTCGCGCTCGGGAATCTTCGCCGAGAGCATCTGCCCGGAGATCTTCCCGGTCTGCTCGTCGAGCTTGTCGCCCTTCTCGGCGAGGTTCTTCTGGATGACGGAGTCGGTCTCGCCCTCCTTCCGAAGCTGCTCGCGGACCTGCATCGAGCGGTCCCAACGCTGCTTCTCCGCCGCCGCCGCCGCCGCGGCTGCTTGCGCTTGGAACTGCATCTTCAGCTTCGCCGCGTCCTCTTGAATGCCGGCGGCGAGCTTGTCGGCCTGCGCCTGCATCTCGGGCACCTTCGAGTGTGCGGCGAGGGCGAGGATCTGCTGCGCGGCGGCTTCTTTGTGCGCGATCTCCGCAGCCATGTCGGCCTGATTCCGGTCCTGGTAGTTTGCACGCATCATCGTCACGAGGTTCTGCTTCGCCCCGAGGGCGGTGCTCGCCTGCGATGCGTTCGCCTTCTGCTCGTCGAAGTCGCGATTGATGGCGTCCTTCAGCGAGTCCTCGGCGAGGTTCCGCCCCATGATTCGCTCGTTGGTGCCCGTCCGCATGGCGCTCGCCGCGGCGCCGAGGATGCCCGCGGGCGACGCGAAGACGCGGTTCGCGTCGAAGCGGATGTTCTTCACCGCGTCGACGTCCTGCGAGAGCTGGCCCATCTGCTGGTCGATGTGCTGGTCTCGCTCGGACTGGCGCGCTTGCCGCTCGACCATGCGCTGCTCGGCCTGGTCACGCTGCTGGTCGAGCGTGTCGGCGAGCATGGCTTGCCCCGTCTGCTGGGCGCGCACGCCGGCAATGTCGGCCTCGCCGCCGAGGCGCCGCGCCTCGAGGAACTGCTGCTGAAGGGACGGCCCCTTCGGAGCGCCCCCGCCTGCACGCGCCTTGGCAGCGGCGACCGTGGCCGGGGCAAGGGTGGGCGCCATCGAGCTCGCTGCGGCCGTGGGCACTTGCGTCGGACCGACCGGCCCCGTGGCAGGACCGCTCGCCATGGCCATGGCCGCGCGCTGCTTGGCCGCGTCAACGACCGTGGGAGGCAACGTGCCGCCCGACGAGAGGGCGATGGGCGAGACCGTGCTGTGTTGCAACGCATCGATGCCCGCCTGCTCGCTCTCCTCGGGGGAGAGGAGCTTCATGGGCGGCGGCGGCGCGTTCGGGTCCGGGAGCTGCAGGCCGGCGTTGCCGAACCCAGCACCGAAGGGATTCTGCATCGTCATGGCATTCACCAGGGGTTAGCGGCGCCCTTGTGGACGTCGTCTTCGGTACCCGTGCTCGCGCCCGTGCCGCCCATGCTGTTGAACGCGCCCGGGATGCGCGCCAGGCCTTCGAGCGCGCGGCCGCCCGCCTGGATCGCGCCCGAGGTCGCTCCCTGCTGGTCCGAGAACCGCGCATCAGCGAGCTTCCGATTGGCCTGCTCGATGCCAATCCGGTTGGACGCTTGCTGCTGCTGGTAGCCGCTCTGGCCCGCCTGCTGAGCGCCGTAGATCCGTTGCAGGCCGCCCTCGTAATACTGATTGCGGGCGTCGTTCAGATTGCGCTGCTGGGCATCGAGCGCCGCTTGCTGGCCCGACTGCGCAAGGTCGGTCGTCTGCATGCCCTGGGCGCCTTGCATGTACTGCCCGCGCGCCGTCGCCATCTCGTTCGCGCGGAGCATCGCGGCGTTCTGGTTCGTGGTCATCGCGTTCTGGCCTTGCTGCTGGATGGCCGAGCGGGCCGCGAGCGCGAGATTGCCGCCTCCTCCTCGAGCTCCGGCCGCCATGCCCGCGGCCTGGTTGTTCGCCTGGTCGAGCCCCTGGCGGAGTTGCATCTGCGCGACCGACGGAGCGTTGCCCTCGGCCGCGGCGCGCGAGAGGCCGACGGCGTTCTGCGTCTCGCCCCGCGCCTGGTTGTAGTGGTCCAGGTTCATCTGGACGCCTTGGCGCTGGTCGGCCGCGCCGGCGGCCTGCTGGTACCGGTTCGCCTCGCTTTGGGCGAGGTTCGGCGCGTTCTGCATCTTCTGGTCGATGTCTTTGAAGGCAGCGCCCGCGACTTGCGCATTCTTGGCGAGCTGGGGCAATTTCGAGGCGTTCTGCGCCATTTGCTCGATGGCGGCCTTCTCCTCGGGCGTGCGTTGCCAGAAACCCTTGCCCATCGCCTGCTGGGCGAGCTGCATCTGCTGGGCGACTTGCTGATAGTCGCTCTGGGCTTGGTGATTCGCTTGCTGGGCCTGCTGGAACTGCCCTTGAAGCGCCTGCTGCTGCTGCGACTGGATGCCGCCGCCGTAGCCGAAGGCATTCTGATCCATCTGACCAACGCTCTGGTCGATGGGAGCCGTGCCCTTGTTGTTGCCCTGATTTACGGCATTGGCCACGCCGGCGCCGCCACTGGCGAGCGCAGAGACTCCACCAATGATCGCGGGAATAGTTAGAGCTCCGCCATCAGGCATTGTGTCCCCCGATCCTCATGATGAAGGCGCTCTGGTTTTCGCCGAAAGGCACCACGCCAGCAGTCGCAAACAACCAACGGATTGCTCGATTGTTGGTAGTGAACCGAATGATCCGCACTCCCTCGGACACGAGGTGCTCGTGTACGGCCCGCAGAAGGCACCGAATGGCCGCCAGGCGCATGCAAACAGGGGCTTCGCGATCGGCTTGCAGGTTGTCGACAAAGACGAGCTGACTTGTCGGATCGCGGTACGCGAAGATTGCCATCAATAGACGGCTTTGCTCCTTCACGACGTATCCGTTGCGACTGAGCGCGTCCGGATTGAACGGGCGCCCCAGCACCTCCGCCCAGTGCTGCAGGTACCTCTCGTGCGTCTCGGGGTTGTAGGGCTCGACGTGCATGGGTCACCTCTTTTGCGCTGCGGGGATGCGGCGCTGCGGGGCGCCGTCGATGGGATCCCATTCGAGGATGAAGGAGGAGAGCTCGGCGGGCGCCTCGGGCCCCACGACCGCGCTGCCCGAGAGCGGCGAGACGATGGCCTCGATGGCGATGGCCTGCATGCGGGCGGTGCGCGCCGTGGCGATGCTCGCGACGAACTGGTAGCCCGCGGAGGGCTCGGCCGTGACGTCCCACGTATTGGCCGCGATGATCGTGTCTTCGTCGAAGTCGCCGTAGACGTTCACCGTGAGCGTGTGGGCCACGCCGAACTTGCCGAGGATGCCGCCACGGGCTGCCGTGAAGTAGCCTTGCGGCCCGGCCGGCTTGAGCCAGCCCGAGCGCACTCGGTACGGGAGAATGGCGTCGTCGACGTCGCAGTACGCGGCGCCTCGCTCACGCCAAAGTACGCCGTCGCCATCGAGCCAATAAATGCTGCCATCGGGCGCAACGAGCTGAGCGGACGGCGCGAGAGCGGAATCGCCATCGCGGAGATACCGGAACTGCGTCCACATGCTGCGGAGGTAGTCGTAGACGGCGAGGCTTCCCGTGCCGCCGTCCTCCTCGTCGTTGAGGTCGAAGCGAATATGGTTTTGGCGCGTGACGAGGACGGGCGCGACGGTCTTCGCCGACTGCTCGACGAGGCGCGCGACCGGGTCGCCGATGAAGGAAACGTTCAGGCTTCGATCGAGGACGTACAGGCCGCGCGCCGAGCGGAACATGACGCCCTGCGGGAACACGACGACGCTCTGCGGGTCGATGCAGCCGGCGTCGGTCGAGACCTGCGTCGGCTGGGGAATCGCGCCCGAGCCTTGCCGGTTCGGGAGCTGCCCGGCGAGCGTATAGATGCCCGACTGCTTGAAGAGCACGAGCTTGTCGTCGAGCACGGCGATGCCGGTGATTCGCCCGTTCTCGAAGGGCGCCAGGCGAAGGCCGAGCGAGAAGAAGGGCACCTCGCCGTCCTCGTTCTCGGTCGAGAACCACACGCTGTCATCGTCGGTGCCGGCGATGACGAAGCGCTGCTGCCAGGTCGTCACCATCGAGCACGACGGCACCGGGTCTGCCGCGAGCGTGTCGCCGTTCGTGTAGATCGGAGGGAACGTCGCGAGCGGGCCACGCGCGCCGCCGTTGTCCGGATAGGCGTCGACGATCTGGATCTGCGGGTTGCCGTACCGATTCCAATTGGCAACGTCGACGTCGAGGGCCGTCAGCCGATAGAAGGGCTGCGTGCTGTTCGCTTCGGTGCGAAAGAGGACGATATACGCGGGCCCATTGAAGTGGCCCATGCCGCCGTAGAAGTCGGCCTTGTGCGAGAGCTGCGAGCCTGCGATCGAGATTGTGATCTTCTGGTTCGCCGTGAAGGTCTGCTGCGCGATGAGCAGCGTGACGGGCGAGTGCATGACGCCGCCGTTGGCGTCGATCCACTCGTAGCCCGCGGCGTAGCTGTACGTGCCGGCGCCGATGCTGTTCGCTTGGTTGGTGACCCCCGAGCCGAAGTACCTCGGGCCGTGCACGAAGCCCCATTCGACGACGCTCCGGCCGTCCCATAGGGCGGGCAAGCCCCCGGCGATGAAGGTGCGGCCGCCCATCTGGGCATGCGACCGGCTCTCGGTCGGGCGCATCGTCGCGAGGTACGCGTGCGGGCTCGTGTCGGCGCGCTCGAGCGCGTAGCAGATGACCTGCGCCGTCCCATCCTCGGCGAGGAGAACGGGCGAGGGGCCGCTCGGAAGCCGCGTCTGGTTGCCGATGCTGATGACGACCGAGAGACTGTCGCCCGTCGGCGTCACGAGCACGCCGTAGGTCGCGTGCACCTGGCACGGGTAGGCGTCGAGGGGCACCGTTGCGACGCGGTTCGGCGTCGCCCGCAGGAAGGCGACGACGTGCATGCAGCCGAGCGGCGGCACGATGCCCACGCCAGGGGGCGCCATGAAAGGCACGGTCTGAAACACCGTGCAGAAGGCGACGCCGGCGGCGTTCGTCCAGATGTCGGAAGCCAAGGCGCCCCCGAAGGCCCATTCGGTGTTGTCGAGCGTGTTGACGCCGCCGGCATCGTCGCAGCGGTAAAGGCCCGTCGCCGGCCGGTAGAACCGGTTCGTCGCGACGAGTCCCGTCGGCGTAAAGGCGACGAAGGCGCCGAGGCTCGCCCCTCGGTCGAGGATGCTGCACGCCCAGATGTTGACGCCGCCGTTGACGATGGGATCGGTCTGGTTCTCGCTGAAGATGACGACGGGAGCGAGCGCGAGGGTGGGCGCTGCGGGCGTCGCGAAGCTCACGCGGGCCACGTACGCGGCCACGTTGATGGTCGGCGTGCCGCCGGTGCCGTAGACGAGCCAGCAGCGGGCCGCCGTGGCGCAGTTCATCCCGATCGAGCTGACCGCCGCCGGGTCGATGGGAATGTCGATGATGCTGGTCGTCGTCGGCGACGGGTAGGCCGCAAGGCAGATGGTGACCCGCAGGATCGAGGTGCTGATCTGGCACGCGACCATAAAGTGCGTGCCGTCGGGATGCGCGACGGCCGCGAAGCCCGTGTTGATGGGCGTACCGGCGAGGACGACGGCCGGCGCCAGGGTGCCGGCGAGCGGGTCGACCGCGTAGACCTTCTGCGGGGTGATCGACAGCTCCGAGACGATGATGAAGAAGAAGCCGCCGGCAAAGACGACCTTCGGGGCAAGCTGGCTCGCCGAGGTCGTGGTCGTTTGCGGAATGATGATGGCTTGCGAGTCGGTGTCGACAACGCAGAAGAAGACCTCGAGGTTCTCCGTCCACACGTAGCAGCGGAAGCCGCGGCCCTCGGCCATGGCCATCGTCTTTTGGGTCGTGCCGCTCCCGCCGATGTTCTGGCGCTCGACGGTGTACGCGCTCACGATGCCCGCACTGCCGAGCAAGTTCACCGCCGGCGAGCCGACATCGAGGCTCAGCGGGCGCACGATGCCGTTGGTCACGCTCGCGACCTGGTTGCCGCGCGCGAAGAGCGCACGGTCGCCGGTCATCGGGGCGTTCCACGAGACGAGCTGCGTGACCTGTACGGTCTTTTGCCCGAGCCTCGGCGTGAGGCCGCCACGACGCTTGTAGACGACGTCCTCGGCCACCGCGAGGCGGTCGCGAAGGCGGTCGTCGGCGTTCTCGTCGAGGCCGCCGTCGATGGGGATGTCGAGGATCTGGCCCATCGTCAAAAGACCCAGAGCGAGAGCGAGCATGCCTGCGCGCAGACGAGCCGAAGGGCCGACGCGGGGAAGGTCTGCGTCGCGTCCTCTTGCACGATGGCTGTGGCGCCGGGGTAGCGCAGGCGAACGGGAAACCAACCTTGGAAGCTCCGACCGAGACCGTGGTTCACCGACTGCGGGACGCCGGCGACGAGGGTGACGTTGTCGACAAGTCGCCCGTTCAGGAGGGCGATGACGTTGAGCTCGGAGATAAGGCCCGTGAGGCCGTTCCACAGCTCGTTGTTCGTCCAGGCGTCGTCGCCCTTCGCCTGCACCTGCCGAGGGACGCGGAAGCTCACGCCGTCACCATCGTCACGAGATCCTTGCGCCAGATCTCGAGGGTGCGCGCGCTGCCGAGGCCGCGCAGACGGTAGTGGGTGACGGGCTGCGCGGTGGACGTCCAGGGCCAGAGCGGGTTGCGGAGGGACGCCCGCTGCATCATGGGCGGCGAGCCCGGGTCCTGGTACGCGTTGGCGCGGATGCGCCCGAGGATGGCCTGGTACTCGCTCGCGAGCTCGCCGATGGGCAAGCGCTTCTTCCGATAGACCTTGTCGGTCGCCCAGAGGATGACGAGCTCTTGCCAGCCGTTGACGCCGTCAAACTCGTCGCCGTTGTCGACGAGCTTCGCGCAGACGGGGATGTACTCGAGCACCATCTGCGTGCCGCCCATCGGGGGCACCATGATGATGCGTTCGTCGGGCTGCATCTGCATGAGCGAGCGCCGTCGCTGCGCTTGCTCGACGACCTGGACGCGTCGAATCTTGAAGAAGTCGGTGGGCAGCGTGTACGCCGCCTGCGAGTCGACCGTCGTCCAGGCGTAGTCCTTCAGGTAGTAGTCGGGAGGCGCGGCCGTCACGAGCTCGTCGTAGAGATCGGTCAGGCCCTCGTTGATGAGCCCGACCTTCTCCGTTGCCGAAAAGTGTTGGTCGTTCTCGATGTCCGCGCGCTGCTCGAGCGCGGTCACGAGCTCGCCCAATGTGACGGTCCGCGCCATCGGTCAGTAGCTCTCGTATTCGAGCTCGAGGGTGCCGGCCGGCACGCTCACGCCCGCCGCCGTGTTCGTGACCTGAATCTCGAAGGCTCCTCCCGCTTCGACAATCAGGTTGCCCGCGAGAACTGCACTCACGGTGTTGCTTATGAGGCTCGCCAGGGTCACACGGCTCTTGGCGGTCCAATCGCCCGTGCCGCCGTTGGCCGTCGGCACCGTCGCGATGTTGGCGAGCTCGCCGCGCACCGTGCCGTTTGCCCAGTAGTGGCGGACGATGATGCGCTTGTTGTTCGTCACGTTGGCCGTGAGAGCGGCCGTCGGTGTGAACCACACGTTGCGGACCTTCGCTTGCTGCGGCACGGACCCGAAGGTCGTGTTCGCAGTGACGTCGGTCGCGTTCGTGTCGGCCGCGGTCTTTTGCCAACGAATCACGTCGCGGCTAAGGCCGTTGACAAGTCGCGAGTCGGGCTCGGTGTCCGGCTGCGCGTTGAAGCTGCCGCGGAGGATGTCGCGGAGCTCGTCGCCGTTCTTGAAGGTCGCCGTGCTCATTAGAACCTCTTCCGCGTGCTGCCACGCAGCGCGATGGTGAAGGAAATGCGGTTGTTCGCATCGGCCGCCACGTCGGCGACAGCGCCGGTCGAGGTGTTCACGACGCGGAGATCGATGGTCCGGTTCGTCTCATCGATGGGGCCGATCTGCAGCCCCTGCGCGGCCGCGGCGGCGAGATGAAAGCCCGTCGTGACGTTGTCGATGCCGTTGACGTTGTAGCCAAGCGTCACGCGGTAAAGGCCCGTCGAGACGTACGCCACGGTGAAGAGGGCGATGTCGCCCTTGACCGCGGTGCTGTCGAGCGCGCTCGCCCCGTTCGGAGCGAAGCTCCCAAACACGACGTACCGCCGCGGCGTGTGGACAGGGATGCCTGCCGCCGAGCTCGGTGCCGTCGTGATGTGCGGGATCTGGCTCATCGCTCAGGCCGTCCCGCCGAAGTTGAGGCCCCGCACCCACGCCATCGGGTTGCGGTTCCGGTAACGGCCGTAGGTGCCGAGGCGTCCCTCGGCGGCGTCCGCGTTGGCGACGGTGAGCACTTGCTCGTTGTTCCAATGCAGCATGCGCGGCACCGGACCCATCGACTCGAAGATGGTCTCGTTCATCGGGCCGAGGTAGTTGCGGCCTCGACGCACGAACGGGCTCGAGAGGAACTTGATATCGCCGTAATCGCCGGCGAACTTGATGACCTGAAACGACAGGCCGCCGACGCTCGACTTCATGCGGTCGAGGGTCATGCGAGCGGCTGCGACCTTCTTCAGGTTCGCAAGATCGCGCGTGTTGATCTTGCAAACGCGGTTTGCGCCGTCCTCGTCCTCGCCCCAGGCGTACCCGAGCAGGGCTTCCTGGTCGATGATGGCTTCTTCGTAGCCCTTCGTCGCGCCGTCGTAGGTCTGTCCCGCGAGGCCGACCGGGTCCTGGTCACGGTTGCACGAGAAGAGCGTGCCGGGGGCGGTGCCGCCCTTCACCCATTCGTCGTCGCCGGTGATGATGACGGACGAACCGAGCTGCGGACCGTCGCCGGCGCGGCAGAAGTAGACAAGGCCCGCCGTGATGTTCGCGTCGGTGATGTTGAAGGACGCGCCGAGCGTGTTGGACAGCGTGAACTGCCCGACGTCCGGGTTGCGATTGATGGCCGTGATGCGCGCGGTGCCGACATACTGCGTGGCCGTCGCGACGACGTCCGAGTTGTACGCGTGGATCTTCTCGAAGAGATCGAAGTTGATGATGTCGTCGGTGAGGGCGAGCGTGACGACGGTCGACGCCGCGGTGACGCCGGTGGTCGCGCACTGGCCGACCATGCCGGAGCCGTTCCGTGTCAGGTACATCTCCTGGCACTTCATCTCCGTGATGCCGGCGCCGTCGGTCTCGCTCTTCAGCAAGTCGAGGAAGGCCTTGTCGCCCTTCTTCTTGGCGGCCTCCATGGCGGGGCCCTGCACGCGGAAGAGCGAATAGTGGTACGTGAGCGGGACGAGCCAGCGGTTGTACGTGCCGGGCTGAAAGTTGCCCGCGGCCACTTCGAAGTCGGCGGATGCCGCTTGCGGAGTGCCGTTCTGCACGGCCTGCTGGACGTCGTCGCCGCCGTCGTCCTGGTAGCGCGGCGTGGCCGCGAGGATGGGGAACTTGGATTGCAGCGCTCGGGGGACGTTGCCACCGTCGAAGCGCCGCTTGAGGATCGCGCGTGCGTCCTCGTACTGCATGCTCATGGGGAAATCTCCGGGCTAGGAGGCCTTGGAAAGGCCCGGAGGTCCCCGAGTCGGGGCGGTTACCGAGAGGTGGCTTCGCGCTGTCGACGGGTCTTTTGCTCCGCGAGAAGAATGCGATCCTGTTCGGCTTCGCTCAGCTCGTGGAAAGCACGCACGTCACCACCGCTCCGCTCGCTCTGGGCCGCTTGATTCAGGCTCCGAGCCGCTTTCCCCGCTGCTGTTGGTGCGGGCGCACCCTTCGGTGGTGTGGGCGCTTGACCAAAACCGTACGTGGTCGCGAGCCAATCGGCAATCTCGCCGTAGGTGAGCTGCCCGCCCGGGCCGCGTTCGGCGGCGAGCTCGTCGGCGCGCTTGTGCGCCTGCTGAAGGTAGAAGTCCTGCATCCCAGGTCGTTTGAGGTGCTCTTCGGCGCCCGGATACTTCGTTTTGACCTCGCCGAGGAACGTGTCGGCGACCTGCTGGCGCTGCGCGTTGGCCTGCGCCTGCATGCGCGCAGCCTCGTCGGCCTTGATGCGTGCCGTCTGCTCGGCGCGCATCTGCGCGAGCTCCGCCTTCGTCGCGAGCACTTCGCGCTCGATGCGCCCCTGCGGCGAATCGTAGTTGGCAATGTTCTCGACGAGCGCGACCGGGTCCCAACCCGCCTTCTTCGCCGCGGCGATGGGGTCTTTGCGCAAATCAACGATAAGCTGCTCGTACTCCGCGTCCGCCTGCTTCTTTCGCTGCGCGGCGTAGGCCTCGGCCTCGGACACGATGCGCGAGCCCTGGTCGCGGTACTGCCGAAGCTCGCGTTCGCGCGCCTCGTTCTGCTGAAGGCGCTGCGCGAGGGCCGCGTCGACGGCCGCAGCGAGCTTCGGGTCCGCGGGCGGAGCGGCCGCTGCGGGGGCCGGCGCGTCGCTCCCAGCGGGCGCCGAGGGGGCCTCGCTGGCGTCGTCCGGCGTGGGCTCCGGGGGACGGGCCTCGCGCGAGCTTCGCAGCGCGCCGAGGAGGTCGGCGTCGGACACGTCGCCGGGGCCCTCCATGACGGGCGTGGGGTTGGCGAGGGCAGGGGCCTTGGCCGGCTCGGCGCTCGGCGTCGGGAGGCTCGAGCTCCCGCCGGTGTTGTCGATGATGGCGCCTTGGGAGAGATCGGACATAGGGGCTTCCTTTCGTTACGCGGCTGCAGGCATCGCCGGGGGCGGACCGGGAGGCATGCCCGGTGGGAGTCCAGGCGGGGCGCCGGGAGGCATCCCGGGAGGTCCAGGCGGCATGCCTGGCGGAGCGTTGGGATCCATCGGCATGCCGCCGCCGGGAGGCATGCCAGGGCCGCCGGGAGCGCCGCCAGGGGCGGGAGGTGCGCCCTCGCTCGGGGGCTTGTTCAAGAGCCGCTCGGCCTCCTCGCAGAACTGCTGCACGAGGGCCTTCGTCTCGGCGTCCACGTCGTGGGCGAGACGGATCTGCGCGTACGTGCGGCGCCCGATCTTGATGGCGAGGGGCAGGTCATCGAAGGGCTCCGGCGAGAGGTATTCGCCCGACTCGATGATGCGGTCGAGCGTGTCGCGAATGACCTCGTAGAGCGACATATCGAGGTCGTAAGTCGCCTTCAGGTCCAGCGAATCGAAGGCTTTCCGGAAGCCGTTGATGTCGATGACGCCCTTGTCGAGGAGCTTCTCGAGGACGGCCATGCGGGCGCCCGGGAGCTTCGAGAGGCCGCTTGTCGAGAAGCACTTCAGGACGAACTTCTGGCGGTCTTTTTTGACGTCCTTCCACTTCAGCGGCCGCGCCGTGTGGTTGTCGGAGGCAATGACCTCATAGTCGCCGCCCGTCTCGCCCTCGCCCTCTTTGGCTTCGTTGTCCGAGAGCTCGTCGGCCTTCTCGAGAATGAGGTTCGCGCGCTTCACGACGAACATCTCGCGGAGCTTGAACTTCACGGCGTGGCGCTGCGTGTACTGGTCGTCCTTCATCTGCAAGGCGACGCCGCTCGCGTCCTTCATGCCCGGCTCGACGGTGCCGTTCGTGGTCATCTGGTTGGAGCCAGTGACCTCGTACATCTCCTGCTTGATGCTTTGCCGGAACGCGTAGGCATCGCCGCCGAGGGGCGACCATTGCATCGCCTGCGGCATTGTCTGCGAGCGAATGATGGCGCCGTTGAGGTCGTTGATGTGTTCGAGCTCGACCTCGCCTTGCCCTTTCGGCCCGCCCCAGATGCGGAACTTCGACGCGAGGGAATGCGCCTCACGGAAGCAGTCGTCGAGGTACGCGAGCTCGCGGTGGTTCGGGAGGATGCGCTGCGCGACGCTCATTCCGTCCATGGTCGCGAGGGGCACGTTGGTCCAGAGGAAGGCGAGCGGGAAGTCCTTGCACGTGTACTTCCGGTCGACGAGGCCCGGCTCGACGGAGTCCCCCGAGGTCGTGAGGACGAAGCGCCCGTCGTCGGCGCCCGGGCCCGAGGGCAGGTGCCAGGCTTCCGTGACCGTTATCATGTCGCTCTGCGCCCAGAGCTCTTCGCTCTGCCAGTTCTCGCGGATGAACACGGCGCTGTCGATGGCCTCGCGCCGACGCTCGGCGCTGCCCACGGAACCGTCGTAGGCCTCGCGGCCGAAGCGATCGAGCACGGTGCCGCGGTCGACGGCGTAGCGGTGATAGACGGTGCGAGGCTTTCGGTAACGGCTCTCGAGCGGGTCAATGCGCATCTCCCAGCGCGGCACGCAATCGAAGCCGATGCGGCCCTCGGCGGTCTCGACGCACTTCGCGATCGCGACGCCGAAGAGGAGAGCGTGCAAGCCCCAGAGTAAATCGAGCTCGTCGCAGCCGGCCTCGTACTCGACGCCGTCGATGAAGTCCGAGAGGTCGCGCGCTTGCCGCTGGGCGCGCCACGAGCCGCGGTCCGTCACGAACATCGGGACGAGCCGGTTCTTGTAGATGTCCGCTTGCAGCGACTCGAGGATGTTGGCGAAGACGTTGGTCGGCTGCCAGTCGCGGAAGCTCGGGAGGTTCGTGGTCTGCACGCCCGAGGGGAAGAGCATCTCGTCGGCGCCGAAGGCCTGCGCGATGCGCCGGCACGAGTCGACGATGCGATCGTGGTAAGGCCGGATACCGTCGACGTTGGCGTTGACCATGGCGCCGGCGCTCATGCCTTGCTCTTTGGCGCGCCAAAACTGCCCGTTGCGAATCCTTCGCTTGGGCATCTTGTGCGGGTCGGAGTCGACGTTCGCTTGGTTGTCCGGCATCGTCCGTGTCTCCTCGGCTTACGCTGCGCGCCGGCGTTGGCGCATCTCGTCCCGGGCCGCGCGCTTCATGCGCTCAGCCTCACGCTTGAACCACGCGCTCGTCTCGTATCCGGGCGGCATCGGCCGCACGTCGGGAAGGAACGGAACGAGCGAGAGCACCTTGGCGGCCGCGTAGTCGCAGTGCCGGCCGTCGGAGGTCTTCGGCAAGTGCGCACGCATGCCGGCCTGCGTGGTGCGGCGGCGGATGCGTTGCAAGTCGGTGCGGTAGTGGCCGTCGGTCGAGAGGGCCATCGTGCCGTCGGCGATGCCGTCGCGGAGGAAGAGGTAGCGCTTCGTCTCCTCCTCGCCCTGCACGCCGTCGACGAGCAGCGTGATGCCGTAGTCGGAGGCGTGGTCGCGCATGGCATCGGAGTAGTGCTGGTCGGTGCGCGTGAGGCTGCACCGGTACTTCGTCAGGAGGGGGCCGAGCTCTGTCCACACTTCGCGGGGCGAGAGCGGCTTCTGCGGCGTCCCGATCCATTCGCGCACGCACGCATCGACGATCTTGTTGCCGATGCGGGTCGAGATGACGAGGGTCCAGGCGTTGCGCCGCGTGGCCGGGTCGATGGCCGCCGAGTAGCTGGCGTTCGGGTCCGGCTCGAGGTCGCCCACGATCGTCCGGCACGCCTCGAGGCTGGCCTGGTCGATGAGATTGTCTTCCTGGTCGGCGAAGTCGGCGTCGAGGTTCGTGACGGCGATGTCCGGGTGCCGCGCGCGGAAGTCGGCGCAGCGCTCGGGCGTCCACCACTTGGGATTCATCCAGTAGCCAGGCGCCTTCAGGACGAGCATGCCGTCGCCCGGGCGTCCGAAGTACTCGATGAACTTCTCGTACGCCGGACCGAAGGGCGCCCACGGCGAGCCGATGTGAAACATCATGCCCTTCGGCAGAATGCGACCCGTGCACTCTCCCCGCATATGGTCCCAGTTGATGACGCCTTCCTCGGCGCCGAGCATCTTGGGAAACTCGTCGAAGATGGCGCCGCCGAGCCACCGTGCGCTCACTGAGGCGCCGGCGCGGCTACCGGCCGTGACCATGATCTCGCACGGATGGCCCGAGGGCGTCCGTACCACGAGCCGTTCGGCGTCGGGCTCCTCGAGGAGCAAGCCCGCGAGCTGGGGCGAGAGCGTGAGCGCGTTCTTTAGATGGCTATAAGCCTGGCCGGCGAGGTCCTTCGAGAGCGACACGATGGGAATGCGGAAGCTCTCGCCGCGCATCAGCATCGACGTGTCCACGACCTGCGAGAGGCAGATGGCAGCGGCGGCGACGATGCTCGTCTTCCCGGCGCGGACGCCCGAGAAGACCACGAGCTCGTCGGGACGCTTCTCGACGCTCGCACCGCCGAGCGCCTTCACCACGGTCTCGTCGCCCGCGACGTCCCCCAAGGGCCGGTCATCGATGATGCGAGTGATGGCCTTCTGAAGCGGGGCCGGGTCGCAGATGCCCATGCCGCCGCGGGCGGTGAAGAGCCGCTCGACGGATTGGGTCAGGTAGCGGGCGAGCATGGCTCCTCGGCCGCGTTGTAGGCGACGAGTCCGTAGAAGAAGAGGTGGGCGATACGCTTCGTGCTGTTGCGCGCATCGCATTCGCTCACTTCGAAGTAGCCCCCTTCGCCGTTGCTCGTGGCGTAGTCGATGGCGAGGCTCGGGTAGTCCGCGCCTTCATCGATGATGTAGACGTCGGGTATGCCTTCCTTCACGCCCGCCTCGGCGAACAGCGTCTCAAGCTCTCGCTGAATGGCGTCACGCACGGGGATGAAGTCGGAGGCGAGCCACTTCGTCATCACATCCCCGGAAGGTGCGGCTGCTTGCCGTCGTCGAGCTTGAAGGCCTTCGCCACGCGCGAGCGAAGGACCTTGATGGCGCCACGCGCTGCGGCCTTGTCGTCGGCTGCAATGTCGCGACCTGCGATCGTCACGGAGAAGCGCAGCGACAGCACGAGCCCGTCGGCGTGCGGGTTGCTCGCGATCTTGAGAGGGAGCAGTTCCAGGCCCTCCGCCTCGCACGCGGCTTTCACGGCCTCGGTGAAGGGCCTGGAGCGGCTCATGGTTTCTTCTCCTCGAGGAGCGCCTCGGCTGCTGCCAGGAGCTGCCCATCGGGCCGTTGGCCGTCCAGGCGCGCTCCCGGCGCGAGACTGATGTTGAACATCGTGCCGGGCCCCGTCTCCCGAGATGCGGCTTCCCACTCTTCGGGGGTCGGAGGCGCGTCGATGAGCATGCCGTACATGCCGATGCGCTGCTCGTAAGCGTCGTCTACTTCCCCCGCGGCGCCTTCTTCGCCGGTGCTTCGGCCTTCGCCTTGCCCTTCGGAGCGCTCTTCGCGGGAGCGGAGGCCTTGGACGTCTTCGGGGCGGATTTCGTGCTCTTCGTGGGCATGGTCTTTTTCCTGGTTGGGTGGCATGACAAGCGCGCCGCTCATCTCGAGAGCGCGACGTCTCTTGTGGTAGTCGGCGATCTTCACTGCAGCCTCAGGCCGCACGCGGCGGTGTGGTACTCGCACTCGACGCCTTGCTGGCACTCGACGATATGCGAGTAGGTTCCTGCGTCCTTCATGCAGTCGTTGAGCCTCTGCTCGTAGGAGTGCACGCCGCAGCCCTCGAGCGCCCAGATGATGAGCGCGGCGAAGAGCACGACGCCGGCGAAGATGAGGAGGTTACGGGCCATGGTTCTCCTGTCGAAGGCCGGTGCCGTTGCAGTGCACGCAAGGCGTGTCGATACCGGCGTGTGAGTCGAGGCCCGTGCCGAGGCAGTAGGGGCACCGCACGTTCTCGACCATGTACCGCTGCACACGCGCACGAGCGGCCGCGAAGAGGGCCTCTCGGAGGTTGAGGACCGTGTCGAGGGCGGCGGCGAAGAGGGGGCCGATCATCGCTCAAGCTCCGAGTCGAAGAACGTGGCCCCGCGCCACATGGCTCGCCAGAGCACGGCGTCGTCCTCGTTCTCGAGGTCGATGGCCTTCGGGAAGCGAATCTCGAGGGTGTGCTCTTGCCCGTGGCACTTGCCGCGGATGCGCGCGTACTCGCCGCCCCATTCGAGCGCCTCGACGGAGTCCACATACTTCTGCTTTTCGACGGGCAGCCCACCCTCGTCGTAGACCGTGACCTTGCACCGCCCGCAGCGTGGGAAGAGCAGGAGATGACCCTCGTCGGTGCGCTTGTTGGCGCGCTCGACCAGGTCCAGGAGCCCCACGGGCCGGCGGACGCGGGCGATGAGGCCCATCAGGCAACCTTGTCGCGCGAGCGCTTCTCTTCAGCCTTGGCGATGCCGGGCATGAAGGCCGCCTCCTGCCATTCGAGGACCTCGGTCACGCCGATGCCGAGCGCGTAGGCCGCCTTCACATGCGTGACGAGGAAGGCGCCGCCGTCGATGCGCTCGATGACGAAGCCATCGGCGGCGAGGAACTGCTTCGTGAACGTCGGCGAGGCCTTCGTCGGGTCGCGGTGCTGGTTGTTCGTCTTGAGGCAGGTGCAGCGGGTCATGGGCGCCTTGTCTGCGCCCGGCGGACGGCGTCCGTGAGCGCGTAGGGGTTGAACGTGAAGCCTCGGAAGGCCTTCGAGAGCTCCTTCGGCTTGTGATGCGTGTGCCAGCCGCTGAGCCCGCAGACCTCACGCACGAGCGCCGAGGCGATGCCGAGCCCGCGGAGCTCGCGGCCGACGAAGACGTAATGGCAGACGCCGAGCGCGCCGCAGACCCACGCCTGAATCGTGTTGGGCCCTTCGGGCGCGATGACGGCGACAACCAGCGGCATCAAGTCGCGGATGACCCGACGCTGCCCCTCCGACCACGTGTCGATGTGCAGCTTGCCCGGAGCGATGCGCCGGTACGTCGAGCACCACGACGAGACGACGTACTCGGGCACCGGCGGCGCCACGAGGTGGAAGCGCGTCCCGGCGACGGTCAGGCCGCGGGGCTCGAGCACGGGGGCCATCATGACGACGCCCCCTCGAGGGCCTCGGCGGCCGCCTCGAACTGCGCGCGGACGTCGTCGGTCTCGGCCATCTTGGCGAGGGCGCGGAGGTAGACGCGAGCCTCTTCGGGGCCGAGCAGGTCGATGTTGTGCGGGAGCTCGATGGACTTCATCGCGATCTCGCTCTTCGTCTCGATGCGCTTGCCCCATCGCTTGTTGTGGCGGCGCTCGAGCAGCCACGCGTTCGGCTGCCAATCGATCTGACCCGCGACTTCGATGCGCCGAAGGAGGCCCACCTCGGCGTCGGCCATGGCCTTGCGCGTGGCGAGGTAGAAGCGGGCATGCGGCGCGTGCTCAGCGTCGTCGCCCTCGAGGGCGAGCTTCCCGATCTTCATCCAGCGCCGGTACGTGTCCCACGAGATGCCGGCCGAGATGCAGGCGACGGTGATGTAGTTGCCCGCGCGAATGGCATCGAGGGCGGCCATCGCTTCGGGGCCTTCGGGCGAGATGCCCTTCTTGCCCTTCGCCTTCTTCCAGTCTTTGGGAGCGCGAGGGTCGCTCATCGCTGCCTCTCGAGGTCGTAGGCCTTCTCGACGAGGCCGCCGGCCTTCCAGGCGTGGGGCTGCACGTTGGTCAAGAGGCGCCAGTGGTTGCCGTGGTACTGGCGACCGAAGCGGGCGATGGGCCCCGTCTGCCAGCGATGCGCGCCGAGTCCGCTCACGTCGTCAGGCGGAGGGACCGAGGGCGTGCGGTGGTCGTCGCTGGCATTGCCCACGGTGCTCTCGCCCGGGAGCTGATGGCCGACGAGGCTCGGGAGCGTTGTGAGGATGCGCCGGCCCGTGGCCATCGCCCAGAGGTTGATGCGGCCGTCGTCCGTATGCTCGCCCGTGAAGTTCGCGTCGTGCCAGGCGAGGAACTCCTTCACGTTCTCGCGGTGCATGCCGCAGCCCACGCCGACGAGGCCATCGGGGGTCGTGTAGAAGGCAGCGCCCCTCGCGTGGGCTTCAGGCGCGCGCTCGTTCGCCGTGTAGAAGCAGACCGGGTCGCGGGGGCTGCGAGCGTTGGCGGCGTCGAGGGCATCGAGGGCCGCCTGCTTGAAGCCGACGGGCACGCTGGCGTCGTCGTTCAGGAGCACGATGAAGTCGGAGCCGTCCTCGAGCCCGTGCTCCCAGCACTTCCGAGCCGTCCACCAGGCGCCGCGCTTGGCGTCGTCCACCATGAAGTAGGCGCCGTTGACCTCGAGGTCGCCGCCGAGCTGCCTATCGAGCGCGCGCCCCGACTCCACGCGCCCTGGGAACGCGGGGCAATGCATGATGTAGAAGGCGACGCTCACGCCGCACCGCCCATCGGCCCGGGCGGACCTTCGTCGCGGCACGCCTCGATGACGATCCAAAGACCCACGAGAATGAGCACGGCGGTCACCTTGATGAAGGTCGTCACGCGGCCTCCCGGGGGCTGAAGAGCTGCCCCTGGTACACGTGCCGGCCGGCGTGACCGAACCACGCGGGGCCGTAGCAGTGAATGCGCCCGCCCATGCCCCGCCAGCGCTGGCAGAAGGCGTAGTCCTCGGAGAGGTAGCGCCGGCGCGTCGGCTCGATAAACGGGATGAAGAAGCCGAACTGCGGCTCCCCGGGAGCGTCGTCCATGTCCGAGACGAGGAGGAGCTCCGGGTGCTCCTCCGCCATGCGCACGAGGACGCTCCGCTCGATGCAAAGAAAGCCCGTGGCAATCTCCTGCACCTCGAGCCAGCCGTCCGGCTCGGGCACGCTCACCCCCGCAGCGAGGTCCGCCTCGAGCGGATTCACGTTGAAGCCGGCGCCGATGGCCTTCTTCGGATAGGCCCCGCCAACGACAGGCTTTCCGCTCTCAATCAAACGCAGAACATCGGTCGACTCAAACGCGATATCGGCGTCGATAAAGAAGAGGTGCGTGCAGTCCGACTTGAGGAAGTCATGGGCCAGCCTGTTTCGGCCGCGGCTGATGAGAGAATCGTGAACGTTGAAATTAGCCTTGAAGACGCAGCCTCTTTGGACGAGCGTGCTCACGAGCATCGTCCAGCTCTGGACAAACTCCGCGTCGAGATTGCCGCCAAAGTTGGGCACCGCGAAGTACGGTTTGAACAGCCAACCCATGTGCGAGTGATGCTCGCCGAAGTACTTCGATTGAACAAGTCAGCTTTTCCCCATCTGGAATAGCTAACTTGTTGACACTTCGAATTGTCTACTTGTCTACAAGCTTGCAATTCGACTTGTTGAATGCTTGGCTCATCCCCCGATGGGCAGCAGCAGTATCGTCGCCATCGCGAACATGAAGGGCGGCGTCGGAAAGACGACCGTCGCGCAGACGCTCGCGTGCTTTCTGGCCGATGCGGGCGCGCGCGTGTGCCTCGTCGACGCCGACCCGCAGGGGACGAGCCGGGTGTGGGCCGAGAAGGCCGCGGAGCTCGGGCGCGACGTGCCGCGGGTGATGAACCTGGGCGGCGCCGAGGCGATGCACCGGGAGCTCAAGAAGATGCGCGCCGAGTGGGACGTCGTCGTCGTCGACTGCCCGCCGCGCATGGGCCGCGAGACGCGGGCGGCGATGGCCGTGGCCGACGTAGTGCTCTTGCCCATAAGCCCGGGGGTCGCCGACCTCTGGGCGCTGCAAGACACGCTCGCTGTCCTCGAGGAGGCGCGCGGCTTCAACACGGAGCTCGAGGCGCGGGCGGTTCTCAATCGCTTCGATACGACCCTCATGGCGAAGGGCATCGCGGGGAGCCTCGAGGGCGCCGGCGTGGAAGCGCTCGCGGCGCGGCTCACGGCGCGCGTGACGTTCTCCGAGGCGATGGCGGAGGGGCGCTCGGTGCTCTCCTACGCCCCGGCGAGCAAGGCGGCGTTTGAGGCACGGCGCTTCGGGCGCGAGGTCGAGGCCCTCATGGGCGGGAAGGCGCGGGCGGCATGAGCAAGCGATTCGACGCGGGCAATCTCCTCCGAGCGGACGCGTTCGTCGCGAAGGCCGATGCGCCCACCGCGCTCCCGTCCCCGCGGGACGTGAAGGCCTTCGCCGAGGAGATGCTCGCCGTGCGCGTGCCTGTCCGGTTGAAGAAGAGCGTGCAGATTGCCGCCGTCGAGCGCGGCGAGACTCTCCGGACCCTCGTCATCGAGGCGCTACACGCGGCGGGCTTCCGCGAGTAAGCTTGAGGTGCTCGAGCGGTTGAACGCCCGTCGGACTCCCCCCGGCGGGCGTTCGCTATTTCAGACCGAGTCTCCGCCGGAGGGGGATGCGAATCTTCGCCCGCGCGTTCATCACGCTCGCGCGTATCTCGTCGAGTTCCTCAAGCTGCCCCTTGAGATGAGCCTTCGTGTCCTGCAACAGCACCTCGAGTTCATGGAACTCTTCGGAGTCGTCGAGCATGGTCGCGGTCCGATCGAGTTCTTCGACGACTCCAATAACGATCGAGACGCTTGGTTTACAGTCGAGCGTGTCAGCGAGAAGGCGCGCGAAGGCTCGGAAGCCGAGTCCGAAGGCTTCCTCGGGCGTCGACCCGGTCACGCGCAGGCGATTGCGCCGCAACGCGAGGGCGGTGAGCTTCTCCGAATGCTCGCGAATGCCGGGCTGGCTCTCGCACCAACCGTAATGACAGAGCGGTTCGTCGCTCCCGCACCCCTTGCACGTCTCAGTCATCCGTCCGTCCCCACCTTCTTCTTCACCTTCGAGTACGGCCGGAACGCGTCGCCCTCTTTCCACTCTTCGGGCACCGGAGGCCACCTGCAGCTCTTGTCGATAACGTTGGGCATGAGCTTAGCGGCAAGCGCGTAGGCGACCTGGAAGGCCTCAGCGAGGTGAGCCATCTGGTCGTGCCAGCAGACGTGGTACGCGCCCTCCGAACTCGTCGACCAGTTCGCGCAGCCGTCCCACTTGATGCCGCCCTTAATGGCGTTATCCCAAAGCTCGCCGTCCGAGCTCAGCTCTAGGTTGAAGACGTGAAAGTCGACGACGTGCGTGTTGCCTTCAGCGAGCTCCGCCTCCACACGCAGCGATTCATCGACCCGATGAGAGAGCTTCGTCATCCGTCCGTCCCCGCCCTTTGCCGCTCCTCCTCGAGGACGCGTTGCCAGACCTCGATGCGCACGCCGTGGGGCATCTTCTTCGAAGCGCGGTCCTGGCCGTACCGCCATTCGACCCGGGGGTCACGGTCCGACTTGAGGCCGAGGGCGTCGGCGATGCCGTCGCGGACGGCCTTCAGGGCGCCGCGGAGGTTGTCGTCGTCGAGCTCGCCGCGCGAGAGGCGGGTCATGCGGACGACGAGGGGCATCGTGAGCGTCTGCGGCTCGTTCCGGTCGCCCGGGTAGGCGCAGAAGCCGGCGCGCCGAAGCGGCGTGGCGAGGGCCATGTACGCCCCCGTCCGTTGCGCCGCCGCTCGCCGAGCCCGCTCGTGGAAGTGGCTCCGGGCGTTGGCCTCGGAGACCGTCATGAGGGGCAGCTCCAGGGCCAGGACGAGAGGGAGGGTCATGCCGGCAAGCTCTTGTAGAAGCCCATGACCTCCTCGCGAGCGGCGAGCTCCGGCGGAGGGGGCTGCACCTTCGCGGGACCGGCCTTGGGCTCCGTAGGCCTCTTCCGCTTTGGCCTCTCGTCGTCCTGCGTGTCGAGGAAGCGCCGGAAGGCGGGCGGGTCAAACGTCTCGCGCTCGGGTCGCCAGTACGAGAAGCGTCGTATGCAGGTGATGAGGGCCTTCGCCCGGTCTTCTCCCTCGAGGCCGACGGCGTCGAAGTAGCCCATGGCCGAGGCTAGGGCCTCGCGATTTGACGGCAGGCGCGGGTTGAACGACCACGCCGGATTGCCTTCGACCTCTCGCACCGCCGCGACGTACAGCTCCGCGTCGCTCGGCGGTGGGGGCACGGCCTTGAGCCGCATCTCGCTCACGGGCTCCTTCCGCGGATTGCCCGAGGTTTCATAGCCTCCCCCCCCTTCTCGCATGGCCATGGGCATGGCCTCGTGGCCATGGCCTCCGATGGCCTGGCCATCCAGTGAGGCCATAAGGCCATCAGAAGGGGGGGATTGGATTTTCTCTTTGGTTTCTCGGATCTCAGAGGAAGAAGGAGATCCAGAAGGCCATGCAGGGGCCATGATGGCCTCGGGATGGCCTTCGATGGCCTTGGCCATGGCCTGGCTATCCGGGGCCATGACCTTACGGGCTGCCTTGCCCCATCGCGCGAGGGCACCCTTCAGGCCGGCGGCGGAGAGCTTCTCGTTGCGAACCTTCTTCGTCTGCTCGAGGGCCTCGACGGTCGGCGCCGCGGGTTGGGTCCGCTGGTACGCGTCGAAGTCGTGGATCTGGAAGACGCCCTCGGCGACGACCTCGAGGAGGCCGGAGCGAACGAGGCGTTCGATGAGCCCGGGCACCGTGGCGCGGCGAAGGCGACCATCGGCCCCGGGCATCCGGAGCTCGCCGAGCTCGTGGGCGATGCAGGCGGCGAGCTGCTCGGTGGTGACGTGGCCACCGGTCCGGTACTGCGCTGCCCAGCAAATGGCGTTGAGCCAGAGGGTTCGAGCGGCGACGCCGGCATCGAGGACCTTCGGGTGACGGGTCACCCGGTCATCGAGGAAGATCATCTTCCTGCCCTCATCGGGCGACGGCCTTCGGCACTTCGGATGCTCCCCCCGCGACCTGCGCGGAAGGACAGAATGCACCGGTGTGCAGCTCCGGGGAATACCCTGGGGCACGCTGACACCAGCCCACAATCAACCACTTCGCCCTTGACGCCGGGCGTCGCGCAAGTACGACTGCGCATAACCAGTGCTCCTAGGCGGCGTCCGGTTTCGACCCGGGCGCCGTCACTTTTTTGTTGCATCGCTGATTCGTTCCGGCGGATTCGCCTGTTCACGTCGCTGCGGTTGCGCACACACACGAAAAAACGCTCACGCTGGCGCCACCTGGCAGGGCAGCGCAGCGTGAGCCAGTGAATGTCAGCCCGCTGCCCTTCGCGCGCGTGCCGCAACCCGCCTTGCCGAGTCGTAAGGAACGACCCGAGCGATCTCTTTTCGCTCGGTCTCGGTGAACCACGCGGAGGCGGGGATGACGCCCGAGGTCCAGATCTCGATCTTGTGACGCACGAGGGCCGCCGGCCGGTTCCCGTCGAACCAGAAGTTGATGGCGGACGGCACCACGCCCATGGCGCGGGCGAAGTCCCCCCTGCGAATCCCGCGGGATTCCAGGTACGAGCGCAGCATTTCGTGAGCGGTCATGGCCTTCAGAATGTTGGTACTGAAGCACCATGCAAGGTCTGAGATCAAGTCTTGCCGGTCAGGCTGCTGAAGGAGGGCGCTGGTAGCCCCTCCTCATGCCCAAGGGACGCCGCCGAGACGAGCCCGTATCCGCGTACGTCGCGATGCGGATTGCGACCTGGGAGCGCGAGTCCAAGTTGTCTCTTGGGCAGCTCGCGCGGCAGGCGGGCGTTGCGCGCTCTCTTCTGAACCAGGTTCGCGCCGGCGAGACAGGGATCGCGTCAGGGAGCATCGAAGGCTTCGCGCGCACCTTCGGCTTCGAAAGCGGGCTCGCCATGCGCATCGAGGCCGCGCGGTGGTGGGAGACTGCTGAAGCTGCTGAATACCGCACGCGCGTTGCGCAACGTTTGGGTGCACTTAGCTCGCCCTTCGCTGGGCACACCGAGCTCGAGGCCGCGACGCATGCGCACGGCGCGCGTAAGCCCGAGAGCTCACAGCGCGCCGCCGCCATCGGAGGAGCCACAGCGACCCGATTCAAGCGTCCGGCCCTCCGTCCACCCCCCTCGTAGCGCGCCGCCCGAGATCGAGCGCGCCGGGTCGAGGGCGCGTCTAAGGGTCGCTCGAACCTAGCGCGAGGCCTGCGGCGTGCGGGGCGCCTCCCACCAGTTCCCCTTGAAGCTCTCCGTTGCGGAGGCCGGGCGAAGGCCGTTGGGCAGCGCCTGCCACTGCTCCTGCGGCACCCGCACGACGAGATAGGAGCCGACGGGCAGGTTCACGATGAAGTCCTGCGGGGGCATGTACGAGACGTTCGTCGTCGCCTGCGTGCCCTGGCGGTTCATCGTTGTATCGACGTGCGCGGAGCCCGGGAGCGTCGTCACGCGCTGGGCATAGCCCTCCGTGAGGATGAGGACGTGCGTGCCGCCACGGCGTGCCGCCTCCTCGCAGGCTTTCGCCTGGACGTCCTCCCGGTCCGCGTAGCCATTGCCACCGCCCCGGAGCTCCCCGAGGACGGTGCCGCCCGCCTCCGCAAGGGTCTTCACGTCGTCCTCGTAGGCCATCAGAGCCTTGTCGGTGACCTGCGGTGAGGGAACGGCGGAACGCGGGTGATAGCTGACGCTGGCAGAAGCGCAGCCCGCCACGAGCACGGCGGCGGCGAGCGAAAAAGCACGGAACATCGGAAAGGACCTCCCGCCCTCAGTTTCCTGGGACGGGGCTTCAGACGCTAGATGCGCGCCCGATCATGTCCGGGGACGTGCGTGCGCCTTGTCAGTGTTTTGAATATCGGCTTGACTCGTTAGGCCTTCAGGTTCAATTCTCTGAACACCTGGAGGCGCCCGATGTCCCAAGCCCGTGCCCGCTACCTAAAGGCCCAAAAAGATTACGAATACGCCGTCGCGTCCGAGAAGAACGCCCGGCTTTCCTCGGACAAGCAGTCGCCCGAGCTGAACGTGGCCGCCATCGGTCTCGAGTACGCCGGGAACGAGCTCGCCCGGGCCCGTGAGAACTTCTACTCGGCCTTCCGAGCCGACCTCTCGGCGCACGACCTCGAGTTCAAGCGCCTCGAGCGGAACGCTCAGGCGGCGCAGCACGCGTTTTACCAGGCGAAGCTGATGGTCACGGAGCTCCGCCGGGTGCTCACGACCTCGCTCATGGCGCCCGAGGGGCTCGACACGCTCGATGCCGCGACGCGTGATTCCTACGCCCGGCTGAACGTGTCGACGCGCCAACTCGCCAAGGGCGGCGTCGCCTCGGTCGAAGCTGAGCTCCGGCTCCTCGAGGAGCGGGCCGAGGAGCACCAGGGCCGGGCCTACTGCTACCTCGAGGCCGCGCTCGAGCGCGAGGAAGCGAGGGCGGCATGACCCTCGACCAACTCCTCGTGCTCGCTCGCGCGGGCATCGCTGCCAACGTCATCGGCGCCGACCTTCTCTCGAAGGCGCTGCATCAATTCCAACCGGAGAACAACCTCGAGGCGCACCTCGACGCCGCCGAGATTGCGTTCGCGTGCCGCAAGGCCGACGCGCTGCAGGCGCTCCGCTTCCGGCCGTGGGCACGGAAGGCCCTCGAAGACGCCGCCGTGCTCCTCGAGGGCGTGGGCGCCGCGTGTGACATCGCCTCGGCCCTTCACCGGGTCGCGTCTCCCGCCAAGGAGGTCTCCCATGCCGTTCACGCGTGACGACTTCGAGGCTCGCATGTGGGCCTCGCACTACAAGGATCTCGAGGCGCCCTCGGGCATCTGCCGCGCCTACGCGTCGATCTGGAAGAACCGCGGCGAGGAGCGGAGCTTCACAGTGCACCTTCACGGCTTCCACGCGACCTCGGCGGTCGCCGGCCGTGTCGAGGGGCACGCAACGACCGTCGAGGCGGCTGAGGACCTCGCCGACGCCATGGCGAAACGCATCTTCGAGACGGGCTTCGCGCGCGACGAGGAGGTCTCCCATGCTCACGCGTGAACAGCTCGAGACGCGCCGCTCGATGATTGCGGCGACGGACGCGGTCATCCTTGCGGGGGTCTATCCGGGCAAGAAGGGGCCGTCGTCGGTCTACCTCTCGAAGGTCGCCGAGCTCGAGGAGCGCGACGAGGAAGAGGCCTTGGCCCTTCGCCTCGGCAACCTCCTCGAGCCGCTGGCCATCGAGCTCGTGGCGGAGGAGCGCAACCTTTGGGTGGCTCCGGGCGAGACCGTGCGGCACCCGACCGAGTCGTGGATTGGCGCCACGCCGGACGCCTTCCACGTGCGGCAATCTTCGGGCGCCCGCCTCGCTGTCATCGAGGCGAAGGCCGTCGGTCGCTTCCGCCTCTCCCACTGGGGCGAGGAGCTCGACGCGATTCCTGACTACGTCCACGTCCAAGTGCAGTGGCAGCTCCTCGCAACGGGGCTGAAGACGGCCTACGTGAGCGCGCTCCTCGGCCTCGAGCACCGAAGCTTCGTCATCGAGCACGACGACACGCTCGCTTCGGCCCTCGTCGAGGTCTGCGAGGCCTTCTGGAAGAACCACGTGCTCGCGGGCAAGCCGCCTGCACCGGACGGTTCTGAGGACGCGTGGAAGGTTGTGAAGCGCGCGTTTCCGAAGCCCACGAAGGGTGGCCTCCTTTGGGCGCCCGGCCCCATCGAGGACCTCGCGAAGGAGGCTTTGAAAGCCGCCGAGATGCGGAAAAAGTGGGAGGCCCTCGAGCAGCAGAAGAAGCAAGAGCTCTGCGCCCTGATTGGCAACGACGAGGGCTACGAGGGCGACGGCTGGCAGGCGAAGTGGAGTTTGCGGGCGGCGCACTCGCGCCCGGCGTGTGAGGTCGCAGCGAGCCGAGTGCTCGATGTGCGCGAGGTCAAGGCAGCGAAGAAGGGACGTGCAGCGTGACGCAGGGCAATGGCAACGAACGGGCGATGCAGAAGAAGGAGCCGACGCCCGCGGCGCAGCTCAAGAACTTCCTCGAGAGCCCCGCGGTGAAGGCGAAGCTCGCCGCGGTCGCAAACAAGCTCATGAAGCCCGAGGATCTGATCCGAATGGCCCTCATGGCCGTCTCGCGGAGCCCGGATATCGCGAACTGCACGCAGGCCTCGATCCTGCGCTCGCTCATCGACGCCGCCGAGCTCGGCATTCAGCCCGGCGGGACCATGGGCCGTGGCTACCTCGTGCCGCGGATGAACAAGAAGGTCCAGCCATGGGCCCTCGAGTGCTGCTTCGACCCGGGCTGGCGCGGGCTCATCGATGTCGCGCGCCGGTCCGGGGAGATCGCCCGCCTCGAGGCGCACGTCGTCTATGCGAAAGACACCTTCCGGGAAGAGAAGGGTATCAAGCCCGTGCTCGAGCACGTGCCGTACGACGGCGACGACGACCCGGGGCCAGTGCGGAAGGCCTATGCGATCGCGTTCTTCAGGGACGGGACCTACCAGGCCGAGGTCCTCCGCAAGGCGGACATCGACAAGATTCAGAAGTCCTCGGCGTCGGCGAATGGCCCTTGGAAGAACTGGTACGACGAGATGGCACGGAAGAGCGCCGTCCGCCGCCTCTGCAAGTACCTCCCGTACAGCTCGCAGCTCGAGAAGGCCCTCGAGAAGGCAACCGAAGCCGAGGTCGAGGACAGCATGGTTCAGGACATCGACGTCGTCATTGAGGGCAAGCCGAAGGGCGCAGCGCTCGCGGACAAGATCCGGTCGCGCGCCACGAACGGCGTGCCGAACGATATCGAAGTGCGCGAGCTCGAGGAGATGCTCGCCGCACCGACGGGCGGCTTCGATGAAGAAGAGCGCAGTCCTGTCCCGCCCGCCGTGGGAAGCCGCCCGGGTGCACGCGAGCCGGGGGAAGAGGGATGAGCAGCGAACTCCTGCTGGCCCTCGAGCAGCTCTCCGAGCGACAAGTCGAAACCTTCCGAAAGACCCTAAAGGTCATCGAGGCGCTCGAGGCGCGCGTCAACCTCGTGGAGAACGTCGCTTTGGAGCTTCGTCAGCGCGTGGCGCTCCTCGAGGGCGCAGCCCTTGGCTTCCAATCGCGCTTCGAGGCGCTGGAGAAGAACCGGTGAGCGACGAGCAGAAGCCAACCTACGAGGAGCTCGAGGAGCTTGCCGCGCTTGCCCTTGCCTTTGCGCATGTGGTCGCAAACAAGACGAGCGCTTCACGTAGCGACGACCTCGACCTCTTCGCAGCGTTGACGGCGCTCGTCGGGCGCTCCCTCTTCGAAAGGCCGCCAGCCAAGTGGATGTTGGTCGCTCGCGACCGGGTCAACGACAAGATCGACGCCGAGAATCGAGTGCATAGGGAGGCGGAGCCGTGAGCCGCGACGCCGCCCTTCGCCGTGCCGCCTCGGCCCTCTCGGCCGCCGGCACGGCGCTCCAGGACGCCGCCCAGGCCCTCGCCGAGGCCACGGGCGAGGAGAGCGTCCGCACGCGCAAGCCTCGAAAGGGGCCTGTCTTCGAGCCTCCGCCTCCTGAGCCGCCGTCGGCGCTTCACATGGCCCGGGCTCGTGACCTACTCAAGAAGCGGGGAGTGACAGCAGCATGATCCGAGCGAGAGGAACCGGCACCATCGAGCCGTTGCCGTGGGGCGGCTTTCGGGTGCGCATACCCATCGCGGGCGTGCGCGAGGACTTCGGCCCGTTCGCGACGCGCGAGGAGGCCGAGGCGATGGCGGCGGCGCTGCGGCTCACCGCGCAGCGGGAAGGCGTTGTCATCTCGGGCGTGAAAACGCTCGCGGCCTACGGGCCCACGGTGCACGACGAGCGCGAGAAGTCGGGCTACACGACCGTCGAGGACCACCGGGGCATCTGGCGCCGCGAGGTGCTCCCGTGGTCGTGCTCGAAGTGGCCGCTCGCCGCCGTCGGCGCGGGCGACGTCCGCCGATGGGTCTCTGCCCTCTCGGCGAAGCACAAGACGTCGACGGTGAAGAACTGCCTCTCGGCCCTCCGCGCGGTCTTCTCCGCGGCGACGCAGGACGGGCTCGTCGAGGTGAACCCTTGCAAGGGCGTCGACATTCGCGGCCGCGGGACGACCGAGGAGACGTCGACCTTCCTCTCGCGTCTCGAGCTCGAGGGCCTCATCGAGGCGGCCGGCGCGCCCGACGGGCTGCTCGTCGCCTTCGCCGCGGGCACCGGCCTCCGGCAAGGCGAGATGCGCGGACTGCTCGCCGCCGACGTGCACCTCGATTGCCCTGCGCCCTGGATGACGGTCCGCTTCGGGGCGCCGGGCATGCCGACGAAGCCGCGCCGCATCCGGAAGGCCCCCATCTTCGGGCTCGCCCTCGAGGCGGCCCGGGCGTGGATGAAGGTCCGGCCGAAGAGCGACCGGGGCCTCATGTTCCCGCGGCCCTCCGGCGAGCCGCGGGCGAAGGGGGCCATGGTGACGGGCGACGCGTGGGAGGCGTGGCTACGGACGGCCGGCATCCGGCGCAACGTCCGCTGGCACGACCTCCGGCACACGTGCGCGACCCTGCTCCTGCAGGGGGCCTGGGGCCAGCCCTGGAGCCTCGAGGAGGTGAAGGAGATGCTCGGGCACTCCAGCCTGCGCGTCACCGAGCGCTACGCCAAGGCGACCGGGTCCTTGGCCGACCGCGCGGCGGCGGAGAAGTTCGGTCCTGAACGGTCCTGGCTGCCGTCCCTGGCGATCGCATCGGCAGGGGAATTATCGAGGCGTGGATCGGATTCGAACCGACGTATGACGGTTTTGCAAACCGGTCCTCTCCTAAGTGAGTACGGGCACTTAGGCGCGAATCTGGTCTCTCCCGGGACTCTCGAAGCCGTCGAGACCGCCAGCCACGCCTACCTCCGGGCCGTCGTCGCTGGGGACCGGCACGCCCACACGAAGGGCCTCGAGCTCGTCGCCCGGGTGCACATGTTCGTCGACGAGCTCCGGGCCGCCATGGCGCCGCCAGCGCAGGAGGGCGTGGCGTGAGCCTCACGACCGCCCAGCGCTCCCGCCTGCGCACCATCACGGAAGACTACGCGCAAGCCCTGGCCGCGATGCGCCTCGCCGAGCGCGAGCTCGCGCAAAGGCGGGCGGCGTACGTCGAGTACATCGGCGAGCTCGCGGACGTCGTGCAGAGCGAGGAGGTGAAGCCGTGAGCACCGCGAAACCAGCGCAGATGACCCTCCCCGCTCTGCGGGCGCACTGCAAGGCGCTAGAGGACTGTCTCGCGCGCGCCAACAAAGAGCTTCGCGCGGCGAAGAAGGACCTGAAGCACCGCAACGAGCAGGTCACCTTCCACGCCGACCACGCGCGGAAGAATGCCGAGGACGCCCAGGCGACGCGCGAGGCCCTCCGCTCCGTTCTCTCGGCTCTCAGCGCGGGGACGGAAGACTACGCGCAAGCCCTGGCCGCGATGCGCCTCGCCGAGCGCGAGCTCGCGCAAAGGCGGGCGGCGTACGTCGAGTACATCGGCGAGCTCGCGGACGTCGTGCAGAGCGAGGAGGTGAAGCCGTGAGC